AAAGAAATGGGAATGGAAGCTGAACAAGTTAACTTTGGTAAAGGTACAGAAATGTTAGTACCAGCATTAGAAAGTCACAGTGTAGTAGATGTTGCGAAAGTGATTAAAGCTGCAACAGCACAAGAAAAAGGCGCTCCTAAAACAGAAAAAGACTTAGAAGAAGTTGTTGAGGATGTTATTGAAAATACAGGTCTTGAAGAATTCTGTAATGAAGTTATCGAGGAACTGGGAAAGCGTGTTTTAACCCAAAACCTCGTTCCGAAAAAATACAAAAAGAGCAGCAAGAAGTAGAGGGAGAACTATTAACGTTTGATCGTATTGTTATTTTATGCATGAGTAAGCTCAAACTCTATGACTTAGATGTTATAGAGCGAATGACACTTAGAGAGTTTAACTATCGTATGTACGCTTTAGAGTATGAACAACTCGATAAAGATATGGAAATGTACAAACTCGCTTTTGCTATACGTGATGCTCAAGCGGAGCAGAAAAAACGTGGTGGCAGAAAAGGAGAAACAGAGTACAGATTTAGAAGTGCTAACGACATCATGGACTACGAAGAAAATATCAAACGTTTAAATAGAGGCGAGCCTCTCAAATTCGGCTCAGACTCTAAAAAAGAAGTTAATGCACCATCTGATTTGCTTAAAATGATTGCAAATCATAACAATTCTTTAAGAAAGGAGTGATAACGTGGCAGAAGCGAATTATAGTATTAAAGCGCAGATTGAGGCGAATACACGTAAGTTTAAAAGTGCTATTCAATCCGCTAAGAAAGTGGCTCAAAACTTCAAGAAAACGCAAGAATCAATCAAAGATACTAAATTAGATGGCGATTCTTCTGGAGTAATGAAAGCAGTTAAAGCAGCAAGAGATGCAGTAAAAGGCTTTGATAATACTCATGCAGATGCAGAACTTGACGCAGATATTTCTGATGTTAGAGAAAAAGTTGCACAGGCTAAGTCATTAGTTGAAAAGTTCGATGCTTATCGTGGTGATGCAGAGTTAGACGCTGATGTATCTAAAGCTACTGCAAATATCAAGAAAGTACAGAAATATTTAGATATGTACGATAATTCTGATGCAGAAGCAGATGCAGATGTGAACATTAGAAAAGCTATTACACATATATCTGAATTACAACATAACCTAGATGGTATTGATGGTAGTAAGTATTCAGCAGCTTTAGATGCAGATGCAACTAGAGCAAGAGAACATATTAAAATGGCTAAGAAACAGTTAAATGACTTTGCTCATCAAAAAGCTAAAGCTAATCTTGAAGTTGATAGCGCAGGTGCTATTGCTCACATAAAAGCGTTCAAAGCCATGCTACGTTCTATCCCTAACCGTGTTCGTACTCGGCTTGATGTAGATGGTGGTAACTCATTAGGTTTCTTTAGATCATTAGGAGCAGCGATTGACGAGTCAACTAAAACATGGGATAAATTAGCGACTAAGATTAGAACAATTGGAACTGTGTTAGGGAATATGATAAAAGGCGTTCTAATTTCTAACATCTCATTACTTGTTCCGGCAATCGCTAGTTTAGTACCAGCTTTAATGGCAGTATTAAATGCTATAGGTGTAGTAGCTGGTGGCGCACTAGGTTTAGCTGGAGCCTTTGGAGTAGCTGGTGCTGGTGCAGTAGCATTTGGTGCTATGGGAATTAGTGCTTTAACTATGTTAGCTGATGGAACATTAGAGGCAACTAAAGAAACTGAGCGTTATGAAGCTTCATTAGATAGTTTGAAAAATGCATGGGCTGGACTAATTAAACAGAATCAGGCTCAAATATTCAACACATTAGCAAATAGTATTGATACTGCTAAAGTTGCGTTAGCTGGACTTACACCATTTATCAATGGCGTATCTAAAGGAATGGAACAAGCAAGCGCTAAAATGCTTGATTGGGCTAAAAACTCACAAGTAGCACAAAAGTTCTTTGAGATGATGGGTACAACTGGCGTAAGAATATTTAACAATATGTTAGATGCTGCTGGCTCATTTGGTAGTGGTTTAGTTAGTGTACTCACACAAATTGCTCCATTAGCTGAGTGGGTATCACAAGGCTTTAAGAAAATGGGGCAAGCGTTCAATGAGTGGGCGCAGTCAGTTGAAGGACAAAACGCAATTAAATCATTCATTGAATATACCAAACAGAACTTGCCATTAATAGGTCAGATATTCGGTTCAACATTTAGAGGTATATTCAACTTAATGAAAGTATTTGCTCCTAACACTCATTTAGTATTGCAAGGTTTAGCAGATATGGCTAACCAATTCGAACAATGGAGCGCAACCATTGCAGAGAGTGATGGTTTCAAGAAATTTATTGAATACGTTCAAGAGAATGGTCCTAAACTTATTCAATTATTAGGTAATATTATTAACATTATCATTAACGTAGCGACTGCTATGGCACCATTTGCAGCTGCAGTATTAGATGTTGCTATCGCTATGACAGATTTTATTGAAAAACTAACTGAGGCGCACCCAGCAATCGGCATAATGCTAGGTTTAATTGCAACATTAGCTGGTATCTTTATGACGTTAGGACCACCAATTTTAGGCGCAATTGACTTTATTGGGACATTTGTAAAAGCAATCACAGGCGCAGAAACGGTAATAAAGGGCTTCTCAGTAATCGGCGGAATTGTAGCTGATGCTATGGAACTTGTAGGTGCTGCGTTAGTTGGAATAGAAGGTCCAGCCTTAGCAGTTGTAGCTGTAGTTGCAGCAGTCATTGCAATATTCGTTGGTTTATGGAACTCATCAGAAGTAGTCAGAGATGCAGTTACAGGTGCATGGAAAGCTATATCTGGAGCAGTTGGAGACGCAGTTAAAGCAGTAATCAACTTCTTTAAAGATTTAATAGGTCAAATGGACTATGTTAAAGGTGCAGTCGAATCTCTCGGCGCTATGTGGGACGGTTTCGTTACCATTGTTGAAGGTGCTATCAAACTGTTATCACCTTTATTTGAATCTGCATTTAACGCAATAGTGAATACTGTAAAAATAGCTTGGGAAGTTATTAAAGCGATTATCACAGTAGCTATGCATGTAATTGTTGGTACAATTACCGTTTTACTTCAAGTGTTAACAGGTGATTGGCAAGGCGCATGGCAAACGCTCCAAGAAGTAGGTCAAGCAATTTGGGACGCTATTGTTCAAGCAGCAGTAAATATCTTCAATATTTTAAAAGATGTATTATCTCAATCATGGCAAGCGACAGTCGATATGTTCTCGACTATATTCGGACCATTAGCAGAAATCGCAACAAATATATGGAATTCAATTGTACAAGCTGTTTTAACAGTAGTTGTTCAGTTGGGCGTATTTTTAATGAATATTTGGACTAACATCGTAACAACAGCGCAAATTATTTGGGCTACATTAATTGTAGTTGCTCAAACAATTTGGACTGCAATAGTAACTGCAATCACAACGATAGTTACAACTTTAGGAACGATATTATCGACAATTTGGACTAGCATTGTGACGGTAGCTACAACGATTTGGACCACTTTAGTCACAGTTGCGCAAACGATCTGGACTATGTTAGTTACGGTTATTTCAACTGTTGTTCAATCAATATTAACGGTGGTTACAACTATCTGGACTACGTTGTTATCTGTTACTTCAGCTATTATGGGCGCTATCGCTAGTGTGATTTCTTCAATTTGGAGTTCAATTGTAAGTATTATTAGTTCTATCGTTTCATCTATTGTAAGTTTTGTTTCAAGTGGTTGGTCTACACTTATGAGCATAACTTCATCAATCATGAGTTCTATTTCTAGCGTTATATCAAGTATTTGGTCGTCAATCGTTAGCTTTATTTCAAGTGCAGTATCAAGAGCAGTAAGTTTTGTGACTAGCGGTTTCCACAATATGCTAAGCGCAATTATTTCTGCTATGTCCGGAATGGTAAGTGCAGTAATTAGTGGTATGTCAAATGTCGTTAATTCTGTAAGAAATGGCGTATCTAATGCTGTAAATGCTGCTCGTAGCTTTATAGGTCACATGAGACAAGTCGGTGTTGATTTAATTCAAGGCATGATTAATGGTGTTGTTAGTATGGCTCGTAATTTAGTAAACGCTGCACGTAACGTAGTTATGGGAGCAGTAAATGCTGCTAAAAACGCATTACACATTGGCTCACCTTCTAAGTTGTTCAAACAATTTGGTGTATGGACTATGGAAGGTTTAGGCATTGGAATTAACAAAGAAGGTAAAAATGTAATCAGTGGTATGGGCAGTATGGCAAACTCAATCACAGAAGCATTTAATAGCAATTTAGCAGTACCAGACATTACTGCCAACATGAAGAAAGTAAACGCTAATATGAACGCTCAAGTACAACATACACATACTGTTCAAACAAACCCTTCACAACGTGTTGTTCGTATTGAAATGGATGTTAACAACGAAGCATTAGCAACGATTGTGAATGGTCAAACTGCAAATGATGATACGGTATTTTCATTCTAAGGAGGTCGTTCAATGGATATAGAAATTAAGAAAAAAAACGGACAACGTTATACTTTGAACGACTTCGGTTTCAAAGTGACAAATGTGACCGTTGAAAGTATTGAAAAAGAAACGGATTACGAGAAAAAAGAAAATACAAGTGGTCGTATTCTTTTGAGTAGTCAGTATCGTAAACGAAATATTACAGTTGATTGCTATGTAGTTTCTACTAAGCTAAACGATAACTCACGTTTACGAGATGAGTTTTACTCGCTAACTAATAGTAACGAACCTATTCATATTAGAGAGTTAAGACGAACAGTTCCGCTTAACTATCGTTTCGTACAACCTACTGAAGATGACTATCAAGAGATAGACGAATATAACGTTCTTGTGTTTAATCACGAACCATTTAACGACAATCATTATGTGAATGGTAGACAATATCAAGTTATGTGTTCAGATGTTGTTGTACCCGAAGAAAATGGTCGTAAGATTAACTTCTCAATTAAATTTGAAACGGTAGAACTTCCTTTTGCTGAAAGTATCGGAACATCATTGGAATTAGAGAAACGACCTGACAGAGAATTATGGTCGAATGATATGCTAATTCCTTTTGATGAAGAAGATACACGTCGTAAGTATTCATTTACTAACGTATATAACAATTCAGTGTACTATCACGGGAATGTACCTAATGATCAATTCAATTTATTTAAAAAAGTAACAGTTGTATTAGGGAAAAATGTTAAAGCAACGGAAATTTTCAAATTTACGTTAGGTAATAGTGATGTTATGACAATCGAAGGTGCTAATTTAAAAAAAGGCGACAAGATTGTCTATGACGGTGTACAAACATTTAGAAATGGTATTCCTATTAACGACTTAGCATCAAATGCACAACCAAAGTTTTATCCGGGTTGGAATAATTTTGAATTTAATCAGCAAGTTAAATCAGTAACATTTGACTTGAAATTTTATTACTTGTGAGGTGTAGACATGCCAATATTAGTTACTCCAATACGTGGGCGTAGTATTCCATTGTACGTGTCTACTACCGAAACATCTAAACTTGGTTCTGATATAGTCTTACAATTTGAAATTGTTGAAGATGAATTTAATTATCAAATTGTAAGAGGTTTACAGAAACGATGGACGATTTCAAGAGTACAA